CGGCTGAAAGTCCAGTGATTTTCGCCGCCGCAACAGACGCGACCTTTGCGTCAGTCACCGCTCCATCAGCAATGTCAGCAGTGACAACGGCGTTGGCGTTGATAGACCACGTTGCGCCAGAACCGGACACGGTAATGTCGCCCTTGCTGCCGTCGCTCACGCCTCCGACAGGGGCCGAAGCGGCCCAGCTGGTGCCGTTCCATGTGGCAACCTGACCAGTCGTAGCGCCGGACTGCGTCAGGTCAGACAGCAGGTGCGTGTGGGCGGTAGGCGTGCGGGCGTCCGAAAGACGCGAGTCACCTGCCAGAACCACATTGGCCGTAAGACGCGCATCGGCAAGGGTGCCCGATGTCAGCAAACTTGCGTTGGTGGTCGCAGGCGCTGCTGCGGCTGCGGCGGACGAAAAGTCTGAAATCTGAGCGGCAGTTAGCGTGAGTACATCGGAGCCGGCAGAGGCATGGCTGGCGGCGTGAGCCGTGGGAGACATGGACGTGGGTCGGCCGGATAGGTCTGTATACGCCCCAGAGGTGGCGACCGTAGCCAGGCCGGTGATAGTGGTGGCCGCCTGGGTGCCGGTGTGCGTGGACCGATCACGCAGCTGAGCGTCGGTGGCGTTTGCAGTGGCGTTGCTCGCTATGCCATCCAGCTTGGTCTTGTCTGCACTTGCCGCCCACCATGCCGCAATCGCCTGCCAGACACGCAGCACCGTCCACGCCACGCGGCCAGTAGCCGTGCCGGCTTCAGCGGCCGACTGCGAGACAGTTGCCGCAGACCACTCCCTGGAATCAGACAGCCGAGAGTCGCCCGTCAGAACCACATTGGCCGACAGCCGGGCATCGCTTAAGGTTCCAGTAAGAACGTCAGATGCGGATGTGAGGGGCGCGATGCCGCCACTGGGGCCAACTTCCGCGTACTGGCTCCCTACCCAACGGTACGTGCGCCCGGTGTCTGTGGCCACATAGATGACCGCTGATTGCCCGGTGGCCGGAAAGCTGGCCGGCGTGGCGAACTCATAGACATCAACAGACCCGCTTCCACCTCCGCCGCCGGTAGACAGCAGCGTCACTGTGCCATTGCTGGCTCTGTAGAACAGCTTCCCGTCCGCTTCGTTAATGGCCAGCTGGCCCGAGACGAGCGAGGTCGGCGTGTTTCCTGCGGTGGTGGATCTGAGGATGCGGACGGTAGCCAACTAGAACGAACCTCCATCGATATCGGAGCTAGGGGCCAGGAAGTCCGTGCCGGCCACCGCGGCGGAATACGCTGAGCCGTTGCCTTTGAGAAGTCCCGATACGGCGGAAGTGAGCCCCGTGCCGCCATAGCCGACTGCGACCGCTGTGCCCTGCCAGACGCCTGTGCCAATAGTGCCCACGCTCGTCAGACTGGAGCCAACAACACCAGAGCCAAGAGAGGTGGCGGACAGCACAGAAGTTCCGGCAATCCGGTAGGTTTTGTTGAGCGCAATGTTGAAGTTCTCGCTGCTCGTCCAAGACGAGGTCGCAGACACCCACGTCAGCGTGTAGTCGCTAGCGCCGTGAAGCGTGATGCCGCCACCGTCAGCCGCGGCATCGGTCGTACTCCCCGTGGCCAACTCAATGTTCTTGTCGGCCACCGAGATGGTTGTGGACGAGATCGTCGTTGTAGTCCCATTGACCGTCAGGTTGCCGCCAACCGTCACGTTGCCACTGAACGACGCACCGGACAGCAGGGCGTAGTTAGCCAGCTGCGATGCGACAGCAGAAGCTACACCGGACGAGATTGAACTGTCCACGTAGCTGGTGGTGGCATATGCCCCCGATCCCGCTATCGCGATAATACTGGTGGCTAGCCCGCCAGCCCCGCCCGTCCCAGTCCCGTAGTACAGGATGTTCGTCTGCTCATTGTAGGCCAACTCTGCGTTGGCCAGACTGCTGGGGGCGCCTGCTCCACCGCCACTCGCTCGCCTTTTGACACGTAACGTAGCCATTAAAAATTACCCCCGTCTACAACTTGATTCTCCGAATAATTCCGCCACTTGCCGTCAGACCAGCGCAGCACATCTCCGGTTCTGATGTCTGTCATCTCCACGTCGCTTGAGGACGGGAGAGAGAAACGCAAGGAGTTGAGCAGGTACGGCAGGTTGCTCCACCGCGTCACGCCGTCTCCGATCTTGATCGCACCAGAACCAAATGCCGGGTCGGAGTAGCTGAACGTATCCACCGATGGATCCGTGCCAGACGGCACGTCACGCTCATAGCCAATCTCCCCGGCTTCTAGGATCGGGTTCGTAGCCGCCCACTCTGCGGCGGTGCCACGCCGGAACTGGACGAGCTTGTAGCTCACACGTTCCTCCCTTTGGCACGGTACGCATGCTTGGAAATGACTTGCTCGCGCAGGTCTGCCGTTTTTGCGGAAGGATTCAGTTTCCTGGCCTTGGCCACCTCCTCACGCACAATCTTCTCGCTGATCAGCTTGCGCTTCGGGGCATCCGGGCCCGGGTCGTAGTTCACCGTGCCCGACACGGCCAGGCGGCGCTTGTGTGCGACCTTCAGGATGTCATCGTTGTTGGACACCCATGCTTCAGGATCTCTCCACGCCCGCGCATCGGCTATGCCGCCGACATAATGCTTGCCCGAGATGTTGATGCCGGCCTTCTTGGTTTCTGCCGCCACGTACTTGGCCTGCCGAAGAGGCATGTCATCCAACTGCTGGTTGTTCATGCGGCGCTCCATGAACGCCCGGTCGGTGCCGGATGTTCCTGGGGGAGTCTGCGTGGCGACCATTGCAGCCCACCTCTCGCCATACGGGAGGGCTCGCTTGTAGGCGGCGATAGCGTCAGCGCCAGCGCGCTTCACGTCAGCTGGGATTTCCATTGGGCGGTCCTTCGGGAGGTGGGGGCGGAGGAGGGGGAGGCGGAACCATGTAGCGCGATACGTCCACGTTCATCGCCTTGCCCCAGTCTTCCAAGAGGGCGTTGAACAGTTCCGGCCGTCCGGCTTGCAGCAAGCCCTGGCTAATCGGCGCCAGGATCTGCATGGCGTTTGTGATGTTCTCCACTCGCGTGGCGTTGTTGGGCTTCTTCACCGAACCTGCCTCAACGCGGTACGAATACTCGCGAACAATCGAATCGGGGTCTTCGCCCTGAACGTGCATCTGCCACGCCTGCGCGGCCATAGGGCCAAGGAGTGGCGCAACGTCCTGCGGGCCAATCAACCACCGCGCGAGCAATGCTTCCTTGCGGGCGACCAGCGACAGGGCGTCTTCCAGAATATTTGCGTAATCGTCCGGCCTGACCGAAATTTGCTCCGCCTTCACCTGTGCTTCTGCAGCTGACCGGAACTGATTTCTGGTCATGCCGTAAATGAGTTCTGTCAAACCAACGCGCCGGTCGAAAAGCGCCGTGACCTCTGAGATGATCTGGTACATGTCCGATGTCACGCCCGGCATCTGGAATACCGAGATCACGTCGTTGACTGACCGGCCGATGGCTTCGGAGATTTCTACGATCTTAAAGCCGCCCTCGTCCTTCTCCAGGATCTTGGCTTTCAGGTCTGGGTCGGCTGACTTCGCCACACCAATCAGCACCTGCGCGCTGGTGGCGATGCGCGTGGCGAGGAAGCTCATTGCCCAGTTGATGAACCGAAGCTCACCGATGCCGGGGCGGATGATGGAGATGGGCCAGCTGTAGCCTGGCTTGCCGTGCCAGACGAGAGTGGTGAACGGCCAGCCGCCCGGCTCTGCCCAGAAGGGGATCGGCCATTGCGCCGCCATGAACATGGACTGCGGCACGCCCGTCTCGTCCACTTCTTCCTGCAGCATGGCTTCCGGCATGTTCAACGGGTAATCAACACCTTCCGCCACAACGATGTAGCAGTTGGGTCCAAAGGCGTCGAACTTGCCGCGGAGGTCTTGGTCGGCGTTCTTTAGCCGATCACCGAACCCGGTCTTGGAATAGATTTCCCAGTAGACGATGAGGTCGTTCGTCTTCCCCATCTTCTTCTTGTATTCAAAGCCCCGCTCGTTGTTGTCGCCCCGGGACGAGTAGCTTTCGATGTGCCCCTTGAGATCCTCGCGGGACAGGCCGAACTTCTCAGCCACCTCGTCCAACGGCTGGACCCGCTTGCGTGCCGCCCAGCGGATGTCCTCAAACTCATCGGCATCGGGATCCCAGACCAAGTTGTCGATGGTGTCGTAGAAACTGCCGGCCATCTTCAGCTGGGATCCTGGTGGAGAATAAAGCTCATGCCACCACACCCCAGCCCCCTTAATGAACGCTTCCTCCACCACCTTCCGAGAATGCTTTTTCAGGTCTAGCTCGTTGGGGGTGTAGTTGAGGTAGTCTTCCAAGAGGCGTGACACCAGCTTCCGGCGCTCCAGCATCATCTGCTGGTTTTGCAGGCCCTGCTGGTACATCTGCATGCCGGGGTCCGGCATCATCACCGGCTGGCCATCGGGACCGATGATGGGCTGGCCGTCAGGCCCCATGGCCGGAACGGGCGGCTGGGGCTGGATGCCCAGGAGTGCTGCCCCGATGATCGGGTACTCCTTGGGGGTCACGGCGCGGTTGGGGTTCCGGTGGTGGATCACCGCGGTAAAGAGGCGGACGGCCTCCCACACACGGTTGACCTGCATGCGAAACGCCGGGGGCGTCATGCCCTTGTTGTAGCCCCTCTCCCCGCGGGCGTAGCCGTCCTTCCACATGAAGTCCGGGTCGCCCGCAAAGAAGTTCATCGCCTCGTCCCCGTCCTCTGTGAATGGACGCTTATGGGCGGTGGCTTGCTTAATGCACTCAAGCCAGCGGGCGACTATCGGACGCAGGGGTTTTTCCATGAAAGGCTCCTATTAGGTAAGTGCCTCACTTGGGTTTTCGGGCTTCCAACTCCGCGACTTTCCGCTCCAGAAGCGCCACTTTCTCGGACAGAATGGCGTTCTTCTGGGGCTTGTGTTCCCAGAATCCGTAGTCCTTCCAGGCCGGGAACTCATTCACCCCGGGATCAGTGACATGGTGGACTGACTGCTTCTCGGTCCCGCCGTACCCGGGGGCCAGGGCCCACAGGGTCAGGGTACGCTGGCTGGCCTTGGTCACCAGGGCCGGAACGGGATCGGCGCCCTCATGGGCACGGAAGAACACCCAGTCGCCCAGTTCCGCGGTCGGCATTACATAATCGCTCATCTTCGTCTACTCCCCATTGGCCCGAGAACTATGCAGTTGTCTTCGGACCCCTGCTGCCTGCGGCGTTTCTCCGCGAGGTACTTCACCCACCAAGGATCGGGACCATAGGTCTTGGGGGGTGCGTGGTATTTTGGTTCGTACGCGCAGAGGTACTCCACCGATTGGATGGCATGCACCTCACCGCGGCTCTGTGGCTCATCGGTCACGTAGACCTGGCCATTGACTGATGTGGTCTTCTTGCGGTAACGGCGGATCTCGCGCATGAGATTCGGGCAGGCGCCCTCCAAGAACTTCAGCTTGGTGGACCCGTCGCCGCGGATGTGCAGCATCTGCCGGACGAGCGCCGTGCGGGCCGGGATGTCATCGGAGCCTGGAATGAATCCGAACCCGCTCATCTGCGACTTGATGCCGCGCTTGCGGAGTTCCTCGGAGTACAGTTCATGGGGAAGACG